CAGGATTCACTCTTCCAAACGACAGCACCTACGGTGTTGTTAAGGCTCACTCCATGGTGACCTACTCGGACGAGACACTCAAAACTAACATTCAGCCTCTTGAGTCCGCTCTTGAGACTGTTAACAAGTTGCAAGGTGTTTCTTACGATTGGAAGTCTGATGGTTCTCATGACCTTGGATTTATCGCTCAGGATGTAAACAAAGTTGTTCCACAAATTGTTTACGGAACTGATGATGGTGATCTTGGACTTGACTACTCTAAACTTACTTCGATTCTTGTCGAGGCTGTTAAAGAGCAACAAGCACAAATCAACGATCTCAAATCCAAATTGGACAAGTAAGATTGTTTAAAATAGTCGCTTAGTTTCGGCTAACCGATAAAGGATGCCCCGTTCAGGTTTCGGCTTGGGCGGGGCATCTTGCTTTTTGTTTAAATATATATATATTATATGGTATAATATTAATCCAATGACAAAGAAAGATTTAAATACAATTGCCAAGATCGAAAAGGCTATATCGCAACGATGGGGAGATGAAGCAGTTATTAACCCCAAGTCTGGTTGGGACGAGGAAAAAGAAAAAGAATATTTAGAGCAAATCAAGAACTCGGAAAAGAAAAATAGAAAGTATTCAGATAGCAAAGAAAAGATCGAAAAAGACGGGTTTTTGATAAGCAAAAAACTACTTAATAAAGACAATCGACGAAAGTGCCCTGTGTGTAAAATATATTCTTTTGATATAAAAGATGATTTATATATGGTAAAATTCGAATGTTGTTATAATTGTTATATAAAGTATATTTCAGATGGCCGCGAAGAGCGGTGGAAATCAGGTTGGAGACCAAATAATGAAAATAACGAAGGCAAGACTTAAAGAGATTATTAAAGAAGAGCTTGCGGCCTTATTAGCTGAACGTTCGTCCGAAAAAGAAAATAATCCTTGGGCCATTTGTACAGATTCAGTTGGTCGAGAAGACAAAAAGAAATACGAGAGATGTGTACAGAGTGTAAAGAAGCAAAACAAAAGTAAATAAACTTAGTGTTTCCTCAAGTACAAAACTATTTATTCAGGTAATCGCCAATAAGGAGAAAATTTATGGCTACAGTAATCGACATAATTCAAGGCATTCAACAGGCCGCAGCAAACGCATACGACGGTGCGCATGATGAGGGAATGTCTGCAGATGGAGAGGCTAGAAAAACTGGTCTCAAAAGAGAGCAGGGAGATCTTAATCTTGAGGCTCGTGTAATGGACGGTTTTAATGTTAAGTTTTATGGAAACAAGATATGTATTGAATATCACGGTGAATGCAGTCTTAAGGAAACTCACGATAGGAATAAATTCGAAAGCGATATTGAACAGATGTTGGCAGATATTTCCTCGTACCTTAAGAAAGAATATAAAAAGGTGACAGGGGAGTCTTTGTCACTCACTAAAGAAGACGATCCAACAATTCTTGTGTCGCACATGAATCGAATCCGAACTTGGGTTCAGGCTAAACAATTTTATAAAGTTGGCGGCTTGGACGAAGTTTTGGGCTCTAAAGAATTGCCTTCGGAAGACAGGCTCGATAATGCGATTAAAGACTGGCTTAAACTTGGAAAGGGCTAATAATATAGTGCATGTCCTACAAGTTAACAAAAAAAGAAACTCTTGCTGAGATAGTAAAATCTGGAAAAGACCCAGTTTATTTCATAAACAGTTATGCGAGAATTTCTCATCCGATGCACGGGCTCATCCCCTTTAAGATGTATGATTATCAAGATGATCTGATTAATAATTTTAACGATCACAGATTTACTGTCATCTTAAAAGCTCGCCAGTTGGGAATTTCAACTGTTACCGCCGCCTACATTGCCTGGATGATGATGTTCCATCGCGACAAAAACATTCTTGTTATGGCTACGAAGTTTAGCACAGCAGGAAACCTTGTTAAAAAAGTAAAGGCAATAATTAAACACCTTCCAAGTTGGATGAAGATCACAGATGTTTCGGTTGACAATAGAACGAGTTTTGAGTTGTCGAATGGCTCTCAGATCAAGGCGTCTTCCACCTCTGGCGATGCAGGTCGTTCAGAAGCACTGTCTTTGCTCGTTATCGACGAGGCTGCGCATGTTGATGGTTTGGATGAGTTGTGGACAGGTCTTTACCCCACACTATCCACCGGTGGGCGATGCATCGCTCTTTCTACTCCTAATGGTGTGGGAAACTGGTTTCATCAAACATATATTGATTCCGAGGCCTCGTCAAACGATTTTTACCCAGTTAGGTTAATGTGGGACGTTCATCCCGACCGAGATCAAAAATGGTTCGAGAATGAAACAAAGAATATGTCTCGCAGACAGATAGCTCAAGAGCTAGAATGCAACTTCAACACTTCTGGAGAAACAGTTGTACATCCAGACGATATATCTAAACTAAAGGAACTAGCATGCGAGCCAAAATATAGAACCGGCTTCGATAGAAATTTTTGGATATGGGAAGAATACCAGGCAGAATGTTCTTATTTTATATCTGCGGATGTGGCCAGAGGAGATGGCCGGGACTATTCTGTATTTCATATATTTAAGCTAGATACAATGGAAATAGTGGGAGAGTACCAAGGAAAGGTGACCCCGGATGTGTTTGCAACTGTTGTTGCCGATGCCGGCAGAGAATATGGCGAGTGCATGATTGTCATTGAAAACAACTCTGTTGGGTTTGCTGTGCTTGAGAAATTAAGAGAGACTGATTATCCTAACATATATTATTCAACAAAAGGGGCTCATGAATATGTGAGCCCATTGGTTGCCGAAAACAGTTCAAATGCAGTTGCTGGTTTTACGACGTCTCAAAAGACAAGGCCAATTATTATTGCTAAAATGGAGGAATTTATAAGAAATAATCTAATTAAGGTATATTCTACCAGGCTTTTGAATGAAATGAGTACTTTTATATGGCACTCGGGTCGACCACAGGCTATGCGAGGATATAATGATGACTTAATTATGGCCTTTGCTATAGGGTGTTGGATTAGGGATTCTGTTTATGTTGAAAGCCAAAAGGACGCCGCTTATAAAAAGGCAATATTAAATTCCATGACAAAATCACAAAGTACACTTAACACGACTATCCCAGGTATGGTAGGATATAACACTGACAAGGCTAAAAAAGAAGTTGAAAAGAATAAAGAGTTTTCTTGGATTCTTAAAGGATAAATAAATGGCAAATAATAACGGCAAAAACCCAACGAGAAATCCAGATTCTCCATTGTTTAAAAGATTAACAAGGTTGTTTTCTGGACCTATCGTTAACTATAGAAGGCAAATACCCAGAAGAGACAAACGAAGAGATTTAGATAAATATAAATTTAGATCAGCCTCTGGTCAGACGTTTAAAAAGACGTCATATGATCCATTCGAGAATTTGACCGCCAATATTATGGCGAACCAAAACAGAACTGAAAGATATGCAGACTTTGAACAAATGGAATATGAGCCAATTATTGCTTCGGCCCTAGATGTCTATGCAGATGAGATGACAACCTCTTCTGAACTTCAGAGACTTATAACTATTAATTGCCCAAATGAAGAAATAAAAACTATATTAGACACCTTATATAATAATGTGTTAAACATTGAATTCAACCTCTTTGGTTGGTGCCGCTCTATGTGCAAATACGGAGATTTCTTTTTATATTTAGATATTGATTCGGACACTGGAGTTACAAATGCCATTGGTCTTCCAAATGGAGAAATCGAAAGATTAGAGGGAGAGGACAAAACAAACCCAAACTATCTTCAATATCAATGGAATTCCGGCGGCTTAACTTTTGAGAATTGGCAAATTGCTCATTTTAGAATTCTTGGAAATGACAAATATGCTCCATATGGAACCAGTGTATTGGAGCCCGCAAGACGAATCTGGCGCCAATTAGTCCTTCTTGAAGATGCAATGATGGCCTATAGAATTGTTAGAAGCCCGGAACGTAGAGTGTTTTATATCGATGTAGGGTCTATTTCGCCTGAAGACGTTGAACAACATATGCAAAAGGTCATGACACAAATGAAACGAAATCAGGTCGTCGACGCGGATACGGGTCGTGTTGATCTTCGCTATAATCCAATGAGTATTGAAGAAGATTACTTTATTCCAGTTCGAGGAACTGTTTCTTCAAAAGTTGAATCACTTCCCGGCGGAACTTACACTGGGGACATTGATGACGTTAAATATCTAAAAGACAAGCTGTTTGCAGCGCTCAAGGTACCACAGGCGTACTTGTTTAGGGGTGAAGGAGCAGAAGAAGACAAGACAACTCTTGCACAAAAGGATATTAGATTTGCAAGAACAATTCAAAGACTTCAGAGATCAGTTATATCGGAGCTAGAAAAAATTGGAATTATTCACTTGTTCACTTTGGGCTATAGGGCAGACGATCTTATTTCATTTAAACTGGGCTTAAACAACCCGTCTAAGATAGCGGAAATTCAAGAACTTGAGCATTGGAAAACCAAATTTGACGTTGCTGGTTCGGCAACAGAAGGATATTTCAGTCGCAGATGGATCGCCAAGAATGTATTTAGCATGTCTGATGAGGAAATTGTCAGAAACCAAAGAGAGATGTTTTTTGATAGGCAATTTGA